TTTCCTCTATACATAAATCCTGCATTTGCTAACATTGTTAAAGCTAATGTAGAATATTCTGTAATAAGTTCTGAATCCATTGCTCCTGCTTTTAATTTGTGTGTATCTATATGTGGTATTTCATACATTATTAAAAATCTAGCTTGTTCCATTGCAGCATTTTTTATTGCCTTTGGAACTGTTTCATCTGTCCAATTATAATCTCTAAAGCAAGGAGATACCTGTGCAAATATCATTTCTGAAGCTTCAATTATTGTTACCTCATCTATGCTTTCTATACTATTAGAATATCTTTCTAAAAATTCTTGTTCTGTAAATAGTTCCATTGTATCTCCTTTCTTTTATTATAGAGAAGCTGATGCAACTAATTTGATTATTGCTTCAGATCTTACTACTTTTGCTCCAAATAGTACATTTCCTTCTACTACATAATATCCTGGGAATCCTGGATAATTTCCATTGTAAGCAACCATATCTGAAAAGAATGTATCTCCTACTGTTGCTACTGGAGAAGCAAAGTATCCTTTTTCACTATGCTTTAATACGTTGTCATTGATTGCAAATATATCAACACCATAAGCTACTGCTATATCTCCTCTATCTACTCCTTCTACTCCTGCTAATGTTTCAAATTTTAAGATAGATGTTAAAGCTGCAACTAGTTTTCCATATTCTGTTGCTGATAAACCTAATCTGTATGTATCATATACATCTACGTTGAATAATGTAGCTTTTAATTCATTTAGTAAATCAATATAAGCTTGTTGATTTGCTGGTGCCCATACTTTTGAACTTCCTGCTCCTGTAAATAATACTCCGTATCCGTATTCATCTATTTGTTTTGCAATTGAAGCATCATTTAATCTAATTTGCTCATCAATTGCTCCTGCTATGTTTGAACCTACAACTAATACTGGTATTCTGAAAGAATAATCCATTCTTAGTTCTGTTAAATCTACTATAACATTGTCATATGTAGCTAGCTCTGGACTAACTGCTGTTTTCATTTCAACATAATCTCTATTATTTAGAGTTGTTGGTTTTTGTTTAATTACCTCTATTCTAGGTGCTCCTGTTTGTCTAATTTCTCCTATGTAATATTCATTTAAGAAGTTAAAGAATGAACTTCTATAAAGTAAGTTTGCGTATGTTCTTTTCATTACGCTTTGTAAATCTAAATTAATTTGTGTAAAATTTGCCATTTTAAAATCCTCCCTTTATTTTAATAAATCTTGAATTGATGTTTTTCTTGTTATTACAACATCATTCTTTTTCGTTTGATTTCCGCTTCCAAAATTCTTCTCATCAGGTGCTTTTGTATTAGAGTTATCAAATCCAAAACTTTTACCGTATTTATCCTTTATCCTCTGGACTGCTTCGGTGTCATCTTGTATATCACTATACAGACTTGTCCTTAACTTTGATACTTCTTCTACATCTGCAGAATTGAATCCACTTTCTAAAGCTATTCCTCTTAAATGCTCTGCGCTTAATTGTTTTGATTGTTCTGTATAACGTGCGTTTAAGTCATTGTAGCTATTTTCTAAAACAGTATATTTTGATTCAGCTAAACTTGCTCTTTCTTCAAGTTGGTTTCTTAAATCTTTTACCTCTGTTTCATAAGTAGCTTTTGCATTAGCTTTAGCCTCGCTTTCTTCAATGTAACCTTTGCGTAAGTCTTTTGTAAGCTTTTCAATATCTACATCATCATTAGATAATGTGATATCTTTGTTTGTTAGATATTTTGAAATATCCATTTTATACCTCCTTTTATAGAGATATTACAAGTTCTAAGTTGTGCCTTTTTTAACGGTGTGCCACTTATCTAACCGTAGAAGCCTAATATTTATAAAATCTTTTTCGTATGGTTTCCATTTGCCCTTTTATTCCTCTAAGTTCTGCATACATACGACTAAGTTGTTTTCTTCTTTCATCTGCCATTTCTTCGTTGCCTATATCTTCAAATGCTTGTTTTTCTGTTCTACGTTTATTTATTTGCCTTTGTAATGATTTTGCTTTTTGGTCTAGTCTATAATCTTCCTCTGTTGTTTTGTTTTGTCTTTCTAATTGTGATTTATCCCAATAAATACTTAATGTACATTTGCAATTAGGATGTAATATTTCTTTTGCTCCATCTTCTACTGCTATTCCTATTATGTCCTCTAACTCTTGCCTTGTATAAATCTTTCCTTGGTGTTGTAAACAATGAGGACAAGCAAATGGATGAGTGTTTATTATAAACTTGTCATTCTCTAATAAAATGCTATCTTTATATGATTGATTCCAAGCTGTTCTTGTTAAATTTACGTTATATAGCATTGAATTATATGTCGCTAAGTTTTGCATACTCCATACAAAGCCATTATGAAAGTACGGTATATATTGCTCTACATTCCTGGTATAAGTTTTTATCTTGGTTGTTAAATATTGTGTTTTGTCTTTCTGAGTTTTAATATCTGCTAAATCTTGTGTATATTTATTTAAAACTCTTTGTGCATAGTCTAATTCGCTTCGTTTAAAATCTTCTATTGGATTTATCTCTAATAAGTTAGGAATAATATCTCTGATTGCTTCAAGTGTTTTTATTTTGTCTTTTTTCTTTATTAGTTGTTTTATTTCCTCAATAGCTTTAATCATATAAGTATGATCTATTGTGTATTCTTCTGTTAAATACTCAAGCATTTCTTGAGGGCTTTTTTCTTCTAATAAATTCCTAAAGTAGGTTAGCTCTGTTTTATTTAATTTCTTGTCGTACTTTTGAACTGTTAATAATACTTCTTTATCAATTCGATTTTTAACACTCATTAAATTTCTCCATATTCAATCTTTAAGCCTTCAGTTTCTTTTGCATTTCCTTCTCTTAATTTTTGAGCCAACTCATCTGAGCCTTGTGTATCTTGTAACATTCTTTGTAGTATAGGTGCTATTATTTGAGCTTTTTGTGCATAAGGCACACTAGCTACTCCCTGTATTTGTCTTAATACCTTAATCTTCTTCATATCATCAAATCTTTCATTTGAGCCATAATCCCAAGCTAAACTATTTTCTGTTAAAGGTATGATGTTTTCGTTGATGTCTTGTGTTTGTTGCATTTTTACTATGTTTATTAGTAAGTTATTTATTTGTGGTTCTATTTGTGTCTTAATAGCTTCTATTGTCATTTCACTAGCATTAGCACTAAGTACTACGTTTGCTTCATTCATATAACTATCTTTTTCATAACCAAATGTTGCTGGACTTAATCCTGCCATTTGTATTATTTGATAGTCATAGAATTTAAATGACTCTATGTATTCTTTTACTCTTACATTACCTTGTAAGAACTCAAATATTTGATGGTCTCTATCTCCTGGCATTAATGTAAAGTAATCTTGTAATTTCCCTACTGAGACTTGATTTACATTAAAGTAAGTATTAGGTTGCCATTGTGTTATAATGTTTCCTGATTGGTAATGTTGAGATGTTGCAATTCTTGTCCTGGTCTTTTCTATTTCATCAGCTATTACATTTAATACATTCATTTCTTCTGTTATTAGCTTTTTGCTATCTTTAAAGAAGTCTTGTCCGCTATCAATGTTAATAATTACTTCATAAGGTAGTATGTATTTATCTAAATACTCTGTTCCCATTCTGCGATTATATTCGGCAATGGTTATTGGTATTTGTTTGTTATAGTGGTCTATTTTGTAAGCCTTTAACTCTATATAAGACTTTCCATCTTCTAACTTAATATGTCTGTGTAACTCTAAATCATTATCGCACTCTACTAATGTACAACTATAAACTTTGTCGAACTTTTGTACTAAATCAAATATGTTGTTAGGCTTTATACATTCTAAATATACTTTGCCATCAAATTTGTGTAAGTATAGAAATGCTTCTTTGCAATAGATACTATTCTCTAATGCTTCCTTTAAACTTGGCATAAGCCAATTAATGTTGTACCCTTCAGCTTGTAAAACTATGTCACTTCCAAATATCTGATTTACAATATAATTAGCTATCTTTTTTGGAGATGGTGCTAACTTGTATTTTTTTATTTTTTTTATCTTTGGTTTTTGTCCATTTATTAAAGAATTTTGGATTACTTCCGCTTCTACTTTTATAAATGGTGCATCTAATGGATTAAATTCTTTTAAACTACTCATTTATCTCTGCTCCTTCATAAACAATACAATTTAAATCTAGGCTTTTCTCTGTTGTATGTAAAACTCTTTGAGGTCTTAATATTAGTGTAATTATGTTTGCACCAAAGTATCTTTTTTGTCCGAATATTGTTACTTTATAATCTTCCTTCCAATCTGCTCCTTTTTTTATTCTTACACTCTTTACTTTGGTTGAGTTGTAATAAAGATGTACTCTCATATTCCCTCCTATACGCAAAAAAACACAAATAGCTTTTATACTATTTGTGCTTATTGAACTTGTAATATTTCTTATTTACACTTTTTTATATGATTTTATAAATTTAATATTGGTTTTATATAACTCATACACCTCTATTGTTTTACAAGTCTTGCAGGGTATTTCTATTATTAAAGGTGTTTGCTGTGATATTCCTATTCTTTCTAAGTCTTTCAAGTAATCTTCTATGTTTATATTCATTAAGAATCTTTTACTTGCATGACATCTTACTTCCATTCTTACTCCTATTCTTCAGCTAATAGGATTATATTACAGGACATTTGCCTATATCTTGCCAGTAATCTATTAGGTATCTTGCAGCATCGACTGAGTGATCTAGTTCTTTCTTATAACAATTTTGTCCTGTGCTTAAACTTTTTATGTTATCGTATTGATAACTCTCAAATTCGTTTAAACTTTCATCACGTATATTATATACCAAACTTCCGTTTTTGTCAATGGATTTTATTGACTTATGTCTGTATATATATAATACTTCTTTGTAGAATAGCGACTGTAATTGTTGCACTCCTTTGTCAACACTTCCAGGTCCTTTTTTAGCTTCTTGATATTGTATATTAGCATTATATAAAGCATTGCAAAAGTGTGTTGCTTCACTATCTACTATATTAGCTGTTATTGGTATTCCTTTATATTTTTTTCTTAATTGCTCTATAAATAGTTTTTCTTGTTCTACATAATAAGCAGTTGTCGGTTTTTCTCCTTCTTCTGCTGGATCATGATAGTAACATTCTAGTCTTATAAGCTTCCATCTGCTTTGTGTTAAATCAAAACCTAATGCTATTGGAACAAATGTAGTTGGATTTACACTACCATAGTCAACTCCTATTCCTATTTCTTTTATTTGTATACTTTCAAGGTTATCTATTACATTTATCTTATTAAATACTTTTCCTTCTGCTACTACCCATTTGTTATAAATCTTTTGTTGTCTTAATGCTCCTTTAGGAAATGTCTTTATAGCTTCATCTATTTTTTGTTCTGTGTCTAGCATAGGATTGTCAAAAGGATAAAATGTATATCTTACTTTATCTCCCTTGTCAATATATTTCAGTTTATAAGGATGTCTTTCGTTGCCTTCCACGTTAAAACTATGTATTGTTTTCTTATATGGATGTCCACTAAAACTAACTTGTCTTCCTGGTAGTTCATCAAAGCTTTCTTGTAAACTTAAATTGCCATATATCCTTGCTGCTTCATCTACCCATATAAATATTAGGGGTCTTCCTAAAATTCTGTTAAAAGCTATTTTCGTGTTAAATCCAAAGAAGTAAAACTTAACATTCCACATTTTAAAATACTTATCATTCTGTCCGAATACTAATTCGTAATCTTTACCTTGTTTATATCCAAATGCATCCAAATGTATTTTAAGTGGTTCTACTATATTTCCTTTAAGTGTTTGTAAATCCCATCCTATTATTGCTCCATAAAACTCTCTTGTACTATCGTATTTATGTAGTTCACTAGCATATAATATCATACCTAAATCAATACTAAAAGTTTTACCACTTTGTACACTTCCTAGTACATTTATTTCAGGTATGTTTTGAGCTTTTATATCATTTATCAGTTTCCATTGTTTCTGGCTTAGATTCATCTTCTACCTTTTTTCTTCTTACTTTTTTGGTTACTTCTTTATTATTAGCTTTTAATAATTCTTTTAGTTCTGCTTCAGAATATTCTTTACCGTTAGATAGTTTATTTAAGTATTTACCATTTGGCATCTTTATAAATTCTGTTGCTTGTAATAAATCTATCATTCTTGTTCCTCCTTTTCATAAAATACTTCTTTTAATTTGTCACTACCTTGTATGTTAATATTTAATATTGGTTGCTGTGTATTTCCATTTTCTTGTTCTTCATCTGTTAGATCTTTCAATGAATTAAAAGCTCCAACAGAATTAAAGTTTTCTTTTTTTATTATGTTATGCATATGTATCAAGTTCACCATTTCTAAGTCTATATCATCATCAGCTAAACCTAACTCTTTTGCTTTGTACAGTTCTTCCTGGTCTTTTACAGATAATGACATTAGTAGTTTAGCTTTTTCTCTTAACGATTTTTTTCTTCTCCTAGATTCTCCACTTGCTATTCCGCCTTTCTTGGCTTCCTCTCGGCTTAACTTGTATTCACTTGGTCTTAAATTTTGTTCATTAGCCATTATTTCACTTCCTTATAATAAAAATAGACACTATAATAAGTGTCTATAATAAATAGCTGGGACTCGTCACCCAGAACTCTCATAAATGAGTGTTTTTCTTTACTAACTCCTATTTATTATCCTTATTATACCATGTTTTTAATATTTTATCAACCATTTTTATTTCTTTAGTATTAAGTTTACTTGCTCCTTTTTTGCTATCATTCTCATTGTGTAAATATCCATGATGTACATGTGGTAATACTCCATTATGTTTATGCCTTAAATCTATTTGTTTACTTCGTTTATTGTCTTTATCAAAATACACTATTGATGTTACTTCATTTTTATTATTTACATTAGCATATACTCTTCCTTTTGTCATTGTTTCCATTAGTGATTCAGAATTTTTCGATGTCTTTTTTACAAATTTAACATTTCCTACTTGTAATACAGTTTTATAATCTGTCCCATATTTATGCCCTTTATTACTTATTCCGCTACTCGCTCCTCTGCCTCCCATATTTTTCAAACCTCTTTATAATTTTATTTTCGTAATATATAACTTTAATTCTTCCGTAATCATAATCAATCTTTTCTCCATATATTAAAATAGTAGAAGGATTAATTCTTTTTATCAACTCATTTACTCCATCTTTCCATATGCTTAGTGCATTTTTATTCTTTCTTACTCCTATTGTACTTATACTTACTATACTTCCTCGTGGTATTCCTTCAAAACAAAAATCAAACGTTTCTTTCTCTGCCCAGCTTAGTGTAGGTATGACTTTTATCCCTTGTTTTTGATAATACTGTCCTATTTGTCTATTGCGGTAAGTATTCCATATTTTCATAGGCATTGGCATATCTAAATATAAACTAAAATCAGGGCTTAATATACATTTATATTTTTTCAATATATTTATATAATCCTGTGGCCTATTCCATAATCTTTCAAACTGATAATCATCTAAATAAAAATGTATTCCTGCATCTTTTTCTTTTCTTCTTTTTTCATAATTGACCCCTATAAGATTATCTGGTATATACTTATCATTATTAATTATAGGCATCTGCCAAAAATTATTTGAACTATTTTTTATGTCTACTAAACTTAAGTTATATAAATTATTTGTTCTCTGTCTTTCATTCATTCTTTCTCTTTTCTTTCTATAACTCTATGTAATGATATATAAATAAGGATTTGCACCTTATATGAAAGCCTTCAGATATACCAACAAACAGCTTTCCTTAGCTTCGGCTCTTATCCCTTGCTCTGTTGGTTTTTAAGAGTGTCTACCTATTCCACCATTATATATCACTACATACAATTATAGCTAATAACTAGGATATAGCATTGTAGATTAATATACATTGATTTGGATTATTCTTATATTAAAGGTGGGATTACCTAAACTCAACTTTATTAGTAATCTTATATATAAAAGTTGCCTAGTACATTTATAACATTATTCTTTAAAAGCACATTGCAAATTACCTTCTATGTTTCTTCTAATAGAACATAAATCAGTATCTTTATTCTTACAATTAAAACATACTTTTCTTTTAAACAAATCTAACTCTGCTCTTTCTTTGTTAGCTTTGTATCTTCTTTTCTTAGCATATTCTCTTATAATATTATCTGCAATATAACTTTTTTTCATAATTAATCTTCTTTCTTTTTAGTTTTTCTTTTAGTAGTTCTTTTTGGCTTTATTGATTCCTTTACTTTTTCTTTGTCTATTTTTACATCTGGTATTACTTCAATTACTTCTGCAAATGCTTTTTTATACTTATTGTTCCCTGTTAAATATTCTGCCATTTCTTTGTCACATAAAAATATGTCATTCTTGTAAAGTTCTCCATCTTTTGCATTTTGTGGATTTGCTCTTACAATTTCTTTTAATTCATTAAATTTTCCCAATGTGAATGGATCTGTTACTTTTACTCTTACCATTTTACTACCTCCTATCTTTAATTCTAATAACATAATATCTTCTACTCTGTCTATATCGCAAGTTTCATCATTTATTGCTATATAATTATCTGTTAATATATGTGTATTTACATCTATTCCGTTTATAACTCTGTATAATTCCCACATTATAGGTTCTCTGTGTGTTATTCTATTGTCTTTCATTTTTTTAACTATATAAATAGATTCTTTAAATAATTCATAATTTATAACTTTAAATGCCAATGGTTCATCATGATGTTTTATGTATCTTTCATCATATCCTAACCTCTTATCTGTACAGAAGAATAATATTGAAGTAGTTTTACTTTCTACTATTGTTTTTATTGCATTTTCGCTATAATATACATCACCTAATAAAAATGTAATCGGTTCGATTAGCAATTCTCCAGGAAAAGCTGAAAGCCAATATCCTTTGCCTTCTTTTGGTTTGTAGTCATTAAATAACGGTTCGTAACGTGTAGCACCTAAATTATCAAATCGTGGATCGTGTGATGTAACTAAAATGTCTTTTACTCCGTTTTCTTTTAATAGTCTTATTGTCCTTTTAATTAATACTTCACCATTTATTTTAGCTAATTGTCTTGGCTCTATAAATGGTTCTACGTTGTCGCTATCAGCTAATATACAATATATCATTGTTGGCTTGTCCCTCCTGTATCTAATTCATTCTTACAATTAGCAATTCTATCTGCTAATATAACATCCATTCTTGAATCTTGTCCTTTTACTTTTCCTGCAAGTTCTAATGCATCGGCATAGTTTCTTACTGTGCTTACTTTCCATTCAATTGTACTTCTTTTTGTGCTTACTGATTGTGTGTTGTTTCTATTCCATGTATAAAGTATTTCTGGAAGGCATTTAAACGATTTCATGTATATACAGATTTTATAGTGATGTGTTCTATCCTCTTTTAGTGTTCCTTCTTGATATAAACATTCTTGTCTAGTTGCTAATTCTTTTTTTATTATTTTTCCACAACTTCCACTCCAACCTTTTACTGCTTCATATCTGTCTATATATCGTGGTATATATTGTGGTGTTTCTATTCCATTTCTATCTATTGCTATTCCTATAAATAAAACATCTGGACTTCCTTGTAAATAATCGTTTATTTTTTCTAAAGCTCTTTCTGTTTTTAGCCAATCATCGCTATCTATGTATGCAACATAGTCTACATCATCACTTAAATGCAAATACGCTTCATTTCTTGTTCCACCATTTAATCGCTTTTGTTTTAATTGTACGATTTTAATGTCCATTTTATCTTTGTATGTTTTTGCAATTTCAACTGAATTATCTGTGCTGCAATCATCACAAAATATAACTTCAAAATTTTTGTATGTTTGATTTGCTATACTTGTTAAACATCTATCAATCCATTTTTCATAGTTGTAATTTGGTATTATAATTCCTATTTTGTAATTCATCTTTTTTGGTTTTGTTACTTTTATTTCTTCAATCGGTTTATTAGTCAAATAATTTACATAATCTTTGTGAATACAATGTAGTCCTGTTTTTAGTAAATATTCTAATGGCTCATTTTCAAATATATATACATCTTTCATACTTTACTTTAAAGCATCTAATATAGGCTTATTTATTTCTTCAGCATATTTTAGTGCTTCTTCTCCATCTTTAAATGCTTTTTTTACTTTAAACTGATTCATTACAAACCATACTTTATGTATTGCTTCTTTTTTAGTTGTTAAAGTATATTTGTCCTCTTCTTTGTGTGTTATGTCATATTTACTAACTGTTTTATCTACCATTGCAAGTTCTGTTTCAAAATCTTTTGGTATATCCTGGTTAAATTTTGCAACTTCCCATTGTTGTTTATTTAATTCGTTATAATCAACTGCTACTAATACTCCTGCTGTTGGCAATACTGAATAATTATGATCATCATCTCTATAAATTGAAAAATCCTTATTTACTATTTCTAAATTTTTATAAAACTCATCTAAGTTTCTTGTCATTAATATATCCTCCTTGTTTCATTTCGTTCATAACTCTTTTGTTTATGTACTCTTTTGGCAAATAAACATCAGGTATTCTATTTTCGCTTTTAAGTTTTGTCCAATATTTTCTTTCTTCTTTGTCTTTTATACTACCAATATTTATTGTTCTGCTTTTCATTGTTGTATATAATGGTTCTGTTTCAGGTATGCTGCTTAATTTCATTGTAAATTCATCTAGTCCTAAATTAAGAAATTCTGTATAAGTTATGTTTTCATATCTAGCACAATAGAACGCATAAGCTTCTTCTAAGTCTCTATAATATGCAAAACAGAATTGTAAGCCTCCTGATTTCCTGTCTTTTTCTATTTCTTCTTTAATTATTTGGGCTGGGAGTTTTTACTGTGTCTTTCGTTTCTCCCTCTCTTAAAATAAATGTAAATTCTTCTATAAACTTTGTAGCTTGTTCTTTATTATGATAATCTAATCCTATTTCTGCTACAAAATCATCTATCTTCATACTGAATGTATCTTCTATTATCTCTATAATTATCTGCCCTGCTACATTTTCTCTTTCTTGATTTATCAAATAATTAAGATTACTTTCATCTCTTATTGTTTTGTTGCCTTCTTTTTTTTCTATTACGAATGGATTATTGTCCATTGTATAACCTTGCTTTGTTAATTCAGCCATTACTTTAAATCTAGCTTCACTATCTATTGATTGTAATCTATTAGCTTGTTTTACTGTTCTAGTAAATTCTATTTGTTTTTTTACATTATCTTTTTCATACAATAGAGTAAATTTATCTCCATCTATTTTTTTAAACTTGTACATAAATCCTCCTTTAATAAACAAAAAGCAACCCTGCTTTGCTACAAGGTTGCGGTCAACAAGTTGCTACTCGGACTATACGAGCCATTTCTGACTGTAGCTTTTCACTATTATTATTATAACACATAATATTGAGTCTATTTCGTAAATTTTTTCGGCTAAATTTGCCCATATTCAACTGCGGTTAAATAAATCATTTTATCTTTTAAATGATAATACATATCTTTGCTAATGCCATCATTTATCTCTGCATAGACTTGTGAATGCCCTTTAAAGAATATCTTCTTTATGTCTTCTTTCTCCTGGTCGCTAAATTGATCTAATGCTCTTTCAATACTTCTAATTTTATTTACTGCAATTAATACACTTCTAGTGGTAATATCGTTTTTTTCAGTATTAAACAATTGCAGCATTCTTTTATTTTCTTCGTAATTATGTAATTCTGCCATTATATATTTTTTAATATGTTTTTCCATTTTATAATAGCTCATTTGTTACCTCCATATTTTACTTCTCCATAATTCTTTGTCTCTCTCCAACTCTTAAACTTATTACATTCTTCTTTTGTATCTACTTCTTTACATAGATATCTTTTACTACAACATTGACATAGTTTAGTCATTTGTTCCTCCTAACTGCTGTATATTACAGCTTGTGCATAAAGACATATCTATTGCTAAAGGTCTTATATCTATTTCCATCTTTAATCCTTCCTTTCACATTTTTCTAATGACTTTTTATATGTTTTATCACATTTTTCAAAGGAGTTTTCCATAAATTAGTCCTCCTCTGCCTTTAAATGTATTTGTTTTAATCTACCTTTACCTTCACAATTAAAATCCGACATACTATATAATCTACCTTTTTCAAATTCATATTGACTAAAATGCCTTTCGCATTTATTCTTACATTTACTTACACAAAATGTCATATCATAAGTTCTTGGTTTCATATATCTACTCCTTTTCTAAAAGTGATTTAAAAAGCATAATTACATTTGTTAAATTAAAATCATCTCCATTACTATTCTCTTTTAAATCTTCTATTTTTGCTTTTATTTTGTCTTTCCACTTCTTGTCTGCATTTTGTAATTCTCTTGTTAGTTTTATACAATTATTTAATGCTTCACAATTTTGAGCACTACAACAAGCTACTTTTGTTAATTCTGCGTCTTGTTTATATTCTTTTAATTCTTCTATTTCTTTTTGTTGTTTTTCGATTAGATTTAAAACTACATTTATTGATTGATGTATTTTATGCAAATTATCTTCATTATCATAATTTCTTAACATCTCTATTGCTTTCTTTTCTTCATCTGTCATTGTTTTATTCCTCCTTTAACAACTTCTCTAACATTGCTTTTTTACTCCAATAACCAATTACAGGTTGTTTATTTCTTCTATCTTCCAATTCTTGCAACATCTTTCTAATTTTGTCTTTATGAATATAATTGTACCAAAACTTAACTGACTCTGCTTCCATATATCTTTTAGTCATATCTTTTAAATCATTTTCTAATTCTTTATTTTTCTCTTTTTCTTTTTCATAAGCTGTTAGTAGAGTTTCTATGGCTTGTATATCTTGTTTATCTAATATCATTTCTGCTTTTTCTTTATCTAAATCCCTTTGTCCTTTTTCATCTTCATAATATATTTTTAATGACCTAATTATTATTTTTGCTTCTTCTATATTCATTTAATTACACCTCTCTTCAAAAAGTCTTTTTACATCTTCTACTGTTTTATATGAAGTAGAACGCTCATAACTTACCCAATTTTGCAATTCAAATATTTCTTCTGCCATATCATCAATTATTTTATCTTTCTTTACAACTAAAGCAGATAAATCGTTTATTATTTTCTCTGTATCTAAATCTAATACCCTTATAAGTTCATATTGTTTTCCTTTGTCATCTTTTAATATTATCCTTTCTCCTTGGCTCATACTCACACCTCACAATTCAAATTCTTCATTGCAATCTTCTAAACTATGTAAATAGTCTATTCTTCTTTGTAATCTCTCTATTTCTTTTTTGTAACCTTTACTGTGCTTTATTTCATCAATTTGTTTGTCCATTTCTTCTAGTATTTTTTGTCTATCATATCCTGATAATATATCTACTTCTAACATAAACTTTTCTCTGTATGCTTCTGCTCCATTTAATATTAATCTTCTAGCCATCTCTTCATAATCAATTTTTCTTCCCATTTTTTATCCCTCTTTCTAATGCTTTAAAACACTTTTCGCATAAATCGCAATACTTTACTTTACCTATTTTATAATTTTGATGGTAAAATGTATGTCTTTCTCTTGTTGTTATTACTGCTTTACATCTATCACATTCATACATACTTTTTAAATTAGTTTGTAAATTTACTTTTAATAGCATTTTTACACTTCCTTTATTTTTAAATTAAACTTATCCTCAAATACCTTTTTCTTAACAATATACTCTTTCGTTTTCATTCCTTTTACATCTATTATTTCTGTTGTACCATCATTGTTAAATACTATAAAATCTGCTTTATATTTCAAATTTGGTGCAAGTATAAATATTGGCTGTATACAAAATCCTTTTATTTCTCCTGCTCTTAATCTTAACTTCAATTCTGTATAGTAATTAGATTCTTTTTGTGAATCAAAACTATGTCCATCTATACTTGTTTTCTTTGCTTTATATTTACTATTACCTTTTTGTTGTAATTGTTTATATTCTTCTAAAGTTATATGTTCCATTTAATCCTCCAATATATAAGTCCATTTATATCCTCCTGCTGTTTTTCTTCTTTTAGTCGCACATAAACTTATTCCTTTTGAATTAATTCCCAATTCTTTTTCTACTTCTTTTGCAGATTCCCATTCTTTTATAAATATCCCATTTAAACTTATTTGCATTACTTTTTTTACTCGATTATTTTTGCACCATTCTTTTAAGTTTTTGGATATTCTTTTTCCTCGAGTCCCATGGTTACTGTTTTCTAAATGAGTTACCCATTCAAGATTGTTTATCTTATTATTTTGTGGATTTTCATCTATATGATTAACTTCTTTTTTATTATATTTATTCGAAATAAAAGCTTCAGCTACTAATCTATGTATATAATATCTTTTCTCTCTTCCATTTTTTGATAAAGCAACCATTAAATATCCTTTTCCTTTATTGTTTAATATTGGCTTAAGTATTTTTCCTTCAATGTTTTTTGTTGAATTATTTTTTTGCTTTATATATCTACTTATACTTCTAATTCTTCCAAAATTACTTACCTCATAAAACCCTTCATAACCTTTTATTTCTTTCCACACTTCATTTTTATCTACATATTCTTTAGCTATTACTTTGTTTTCCATATTTCCTCCTAA